AGATATCGATGCGCCGAGTGCCAATGCTGATGTGAATTCTATCACCATGGTGAGCTCTCCAACTCAGTATGTAGATGTCACCGTTACACCACCGAATAGAGTCAGATTTACGAAAAATGCTACAAAAATCTGGCCTGAAGAAAAGTACATATTTCAGACATATGCAAATTCTGTATTCGAATCTTCTGCACTCACGACTGCCAATGTCACCTTTGAAGAAGCAAATGCATTCTATAGTAACACAGCCAATGGTGACACTACAATATTAAAAGAATGGGTTGCTCCCGACGACGAGAGAAACAATCGAACCTCGGTGGAAGAATACGATTATGTTTTCGAAATGAATACTGGTGATGGTGTCGATGTTCCGATTGAAACTCAACAGGTAACATTTAAACAGCGTCACTACTGGTCGACAGATCCCGGCCGTGGCATTTTTGAAAATGTCATTGACGAAACACCACAAGCAAATGGTGCATTTGAGGATCTATTCGCACCGACGATAAGTCAGGTTCAGCAAGATTATTACCTATTTGCTAATACATATAATGAGACAATACAAAATGCCGAAGACCTTTTTGGAGACAACGAATGACCCCAGCAGCAAGAATAGGTGATCAGGTCGCGACCGGAACCCCAGCCACACACGGCTGTTCATTGGTGTCGACAATAGCCACTAACGGAATGCCTCAGGTAATGATCGCAGGTTCACCCGCAGCAATTATGGGATCTGTCACTGCACCACACGGAATTAAGGTGGGCGAAGCCTGTGTACCTCATGTCGGTACCGTAAACGCAGGATCCGCAAAGGTCTTTATTGCCGGATTTCCTGCTGCAAGAGTAGGTGATCTTGTAGAGGTAGATGGTGCAATTATTACGGGTGCTGCACAGGTATTAATGGGATGACACCACAACAAATTTCAGATTATAAAATGAGGTGGATGCGAGATTCCGCTGCCTTTGTTCAAGTACACTCTGATTGGAGTGAAGAGGCAAAGGCATGGTGCCTAGATAACCTGAATAAATGGGAATGGAAGCTCAAAGAATGGACTGATGTCTATGAGCATACATTTTATTTTGAGAACAAACTTTTCGCAAAAGAGTTTGCTAAATTTTTAGATGATTAAATACTTTGGAGAACATTGATTATGAACGTAATTACACTTAAACTAAATTCCGGTGAAGAGGTCATTGGCCGAGTCATAGGTGAAGAATCAAATGGTGATATTACAATGTGTAAGCCTGTATGTCTGACACCAGGTCAGGAAGGCTTTGGGATGATCCCGTGGATGATGTCCGCTCAAGATGGCCAGATGGAATTCAACCGAAACTCTATTATTGCACAGGGTGAGACAATCGAAGAGATTGCCAAAAAATACCTTGAGGTCACTTCTGGCATTCAGCTCTCGATTTGACAAACGATATCAGTTGTGATATAATGTACGACTAATTGAAAGGAATATATCATGTTTGATCACGTAGAGCACGGCGTTGAGTTACCTACACTTACACGCAAAACAACCGAAGAGGGTCGTAGATACTTTACACCCGATGGTTCAGCCTATCCATCCATCACCACAGTACTCAGTATTCTGAGCAAACAAGCCATCATAGAATGGCGTAAGCGTGTTGGTGAAGAAGAGGCTAATCGTATCTCTAGGCAGGCCTCTGGTCGAGGTACTGCCGTCCACAAGATCTGCGAAGATTATATCGACAATGTTGAAAATTGGAAGGGCAAACACCAGCCTTCCAATCTTTTCATGTTCAATACGCTGAAACCCGTGTTAGATAAAAAAATAAATAACATATGGTTTCAGGAAGTATATCTTTATAGTGATAAGCTGAAGACTGCCGGCCAGGTCGATTGCATTGCAGAGTTCGAAGGTGAACTCTCGGTAATCGATTTTAAGACATCGAGACGTGTAAAGAGCGAAGATAACATTCAAAACTACTTTATGCAAATCTCGTTCTATGCCGCAGCCTTCTATGAAATGACCGGGATCCCGATCAAACAAGGTGTCATCCTTATCGCTGTAGATGACTCTGAGCCTCAGGTGTTTAAATTTAACACTTACGACTACCTAGAACATTTGGTACAAGTGAGAAAAAAATATAGGGCTCTTCATGAAAAACCCCAGGTACATAATAATTGATCAAAATAGAGGCGTATTCTTAGGCACGTACACTGACGAAGATGTGGGCAAAGATTCAAACACGGAAACCACAGATAAGAGATATGCCCTCTTTGCAAGCAATAATCCGTTCTATATCACCAAGGCTTGCTCATTCGAGTCTGAAAATATGGCTCAGTCCTATATCAAAGATGTATTCGCTCCGAAACGTTGGGAAGAACTTGAAGCGTTGCCAATTGAATCTGATGAAGAATACCCAGACGTTGTCGATATCATCAAATCTGGCTATGGCGACCACATATACGATATGCTAGATGGTCTCTTTGAAGACATGGAAAACGCCACAGTCCACTAAGCTCGCGCCTTATACTGAAAAGTTATAAGGCTTCCAGCTCTTATTCCAAAATAATCTAAAAAAACTGAAAATAATCGTTGACAGCACCCCCCTCACATGGTATAATGGTCACATAAATTAATGCAATGAGACTAAAAACATGAACGATTTATTGAAATTTGAAAACACTGCTCAGGTTGGTGAAACAATCAAGGCTCTAGACTTCCAGCCTATGGAAGGTCGCGATGACAGCTTTATCGTTGGTCGTGTCATTAAGAAAGGTGACGTGGTTCACCCAGAGTTTGGTGTAGTGATGTTCAAAGGTTTCCACATTGAAATTACTGGTGCTGATCGTGAGGAAGATTCTCGGATTGGTGATGTTGGTTTCGTCCCCTTTGAAATGGATTTTGATTTTGATAACCGTGTACAGGTGGTAGCGTAATGAATTTGAAGCAATACTTTTTGTACCTCGATGCTCTGAGGGAGGGTGGTACCATCAACATGTTTGGTGCTCCACAACATCTGCACGAAACCTTTGGTCTCTCTAAAGAAGAGGCTCGAGAAATCTTTTTTGCTTGGACTCAGAATCTTAACGAAAAAAGTTGAAATTATTTTAAAAAAAGTGTTGACAAAGATGCTTTTACTTGATATAATGGTCACATAAATTAATTGAGAAGGAAATTTTGATATGGCGTTTGTTTCACAAGAAGACAAGAAAACTCTGGCTCCCGGCATCAAAGCTGTGTTGAAGAAGTACAAGATGAAGGGTACCATTTCTGTAAAGAATCATTCAACTCTTTGTGTATCTCTTAAGTCTGGTCAGCTTGATCTACTCGGAGCTGCTCAAAAATCAAATGACCGAATCGCAGAGCGTGAAGGTCGACCTTCTTACCAGATTGGCGATTATCTTCAGGTTAACCATTACTGGTGTGAAGAAAACTCTCGCATCATTGGTGAAGAAGAAATTGCCGATTTTTACTCTGAATTGATATCAGCTATGGAAGGACCTGACTTCTTCAACAACGATGATGCGATGTCTGACTACTTTCATCGGTCACATTACATTGATATCGACGCTGGTCGTTTTCAAAAGCCCTACATGTACGAGGCTGCATAATGGAAATTGAAGAACTGTACAACGAACTAATCTGCCTCTGCGAGGTACGTGGAGAGTTATCAGAAGATGGTAACGCTCAAATCGAGAAGCAAATCAGCGAGATCGAAAACTTAATTCAACAACACAAAAACTCTTAAGGAAATATATTATGGCTCATAATCTTGAAATTGTAAATGGTGAAGCTCAAATGGCATATCGTTTGTCTTCTGGTGTGCCTTGGCACGGCATGGGTGTCCCTGTCAATGATGGCATGACTCCACGTGAAATGCAGGTTGCTGCTGGCCTAGACTGGGAGGTCGAAAAGGTTGACACTTTTATTCGCTATCGTGGCGATAACCAAAAAACTGGGTCTCAGGCTCTGGTTCGTAACACCGATGGTAAGATTCTTACTATGGTCGGTGAGGGTTGGAATCCCTGCCAGAACTCAGAGGCTTTTGAATTCTTTACCGAGTTTGTCTCTAATGGCGACATGGTAATGGATACAGCTGGATCTCTACAAGATGGTCGTCTTGTTTGGGCTGCGGCTGATGTGAACGATGGGTTCTCATTGTTCGGTGGTGACGAGGTGAAGGGTTACCTTCTATTCTCAAATCCGCACCAATATGGGAAGAGTATTGACGTTAAATTCGTAATGACTCGTGTGGTGTGTAATAATACTCTGACCATGGCTTTAACTGAGAAGGGCATGCCTGCAGTCCGACTCTCCCACCGTACCGAGTTCGACGCTGAGAAGGTCAAGACGCTCCTCGGTATTTCACACACTCGTGTGGAACAATTCAAACAGGCAGCTGAACTGTTGGGTTCAAAGCGTTACACTAATGATTCTTTCCAACAGTTTCTTGCAAAAGTGTTCGGTGAGTCTACAAAGCGTGACAAGGTACTCAGTCGTACTGCTGAACGTGCTTTTGAAATTGTTGATACCCAGCCAGGTGCTGAATTCCGACCTGGTAGCTGGTGGAATGCATATAATGCAGTCACCTACTTGACTGACCATGAACTGGGTCGGTCGGCTGATGCTCGAACTGCATCGGCTTGGTTCGGAGCCAATGCAAAGCGTAAATTGACTGCTTTGGAAACGGCTGTGGAAATGGCGGAGGTGGCGTAAGCCACCTTTCACCTTCTTTGATTAAGGAGAAATTATGGAAATGTTAAAAAATATGGCAGTCGGTCTTGCCACGATGGGATTGATTATTGGTGGTACTCAATTGTTCCTTATGATCGGTACCGCAATCGTGGGTGACAAGGAGATTGCAGCTACTGCACTTCTCGCAACCTCTTTGATATTCATGTGTTACATCTTCGGCGGGCTCACCCGGTCAGTTTTCTTTAACAAGAAAAGTTAAAGCCCACCCAGGCATTCTACTCTTTATGGGGGCTCCGGCCCCCTTTTTAGCGATAGCTCGCGATAGCTCGTGTGAGATGTGTCGAAAAAATGACACTTTCATCTCACTTAGCGATGTTAACGATGGTTTGGTATCTGTGAGAGGCCAGCTGGTTATAAATAAAAATTTGGTGAA